CCCCAGCTGTTGATAATGATTCATTTTTCCATAGTGAAGTTGCTGAATCGTATTGAAGCAAATTATTATCTGCCAATGTAGCTGGATTGATGTATACATTGTGAAGCTCATCAAGCTCCCATCCATTCATGATCTTGACATAGATGGCTCCATTGTTGGCATGTGCATATTCCACATATCCAATCACTACGATATGACCAGTTGCTCCAGATGGTTTGATATTCGTGATCCTTCCAGCTGTTGTAGGTGATAGATATAGCACATCACCATCGGCCCATGTCTCTCCCTGGAGAGATCCAGTTGTATTGATGTTTAGCAATTGGCCCACAGTGATGATGAATCCTTCCTGGTTTGTTGCGATATCCTCACAGATCAATCCTATTGTATCTGCACTATTGGCATCACTATTCGCTCGAGCATATGCGACAGCCAATCTTCCTCCTTGAGCTCCACTCACTCGCACAGCTTGATAATTAGCTCGCAATAATGTAGCATTCGGAGTAACTTTATTCACGATTCTGGCCACTAAATCCACTCCATTCTTAAGAGATACATTACCTCCCTTCAATAAAGTTTCAGAACTGCCTATTGTATTATTCCATTGTGTAGCTCCCACAACATAACCAGCTCCAGATGGAGATACATTGAGCGCCATGTGATCAGCTGTCACATTGTAGCTGCCCATGTCCAGATCAGCATTGGCTCCAGTGTATGGTACAAAACCACTCACATCTGGAATAATAGGCTTGTTTAATATTTCAGCCACTCCACTTGTTGCATTCCAGTCAGAATTCACCTGGGCCGCTGGAATTGTAGGCTGATTGATCAGATCATTGTAATCTCCAGATGTTGCCACCTCTGCCAGATCAGCACTATTCGCTTTATCAGCAAGCGCATTGAATACTGCATCCTCCGATGGAGCTGTTGATGTCACTCCCTCTGTGATGTTTTGAGTTACCTGTGAAGGTATATTGATATTTACTGCCATATGATATTTATTTCTGTTGCTTCTAATGTGGGAGCTATTACTGTATTTTGAAGGATTTCATCCACATAAACATTGAATGTGGTATCTGGGAGGATGTATGTATCTCCAGACGGAATGCTTTGAGTAAATGATCCATTGCTGTTCGTCACTATTGCTGGATAGCATTCACCAGATGGAGGAGGATTGCCATTCTCAAAATCATAATCATCCATTGGAAGATCACACCAGTTGCCATCATCGAATACATTCAATGATACATTCATGCTCCATCCAGCTGTTACATCTTGAGAGCGCTGAATGAATGGATCTGTGGCGATGGTGAAGTTGATATCAGAGAATTCAGTCCAGCGATATTGTTGCATGGTGATCTTTATATCATTGCATATGCTCAAGCAATCTGAATGCACCTCATTGATCTGGCGATATTCCTGGATATTATATTTGTCACAGATGGTGATGATTACATTCACCTGTACAAATCCATCACCCAATGATCCTGGCTGTAATGTTGCCACCATCATCGGATATTCAACAGCATCTCGGCTTATCGCATCAAAGAAATCACCTTGAAAGTAAGTTTTTATTTGTCGATGTGCTGTGGCTATCTCGCTGAATTCTCGCATCAGCTGATTGAGAGTTTTGTCCATTCTTCTCCAGGTATTTTTTCAGTTTGTCTATGGCCTTTTTGCTGGCCTTAAATTCTTTTTTTACACTATCCATCCAGTCGGTTTGTAGCCAGTTCGATCTTTATCCACTGATTCATTGCAATCATCTCCACAGCTGTCCAGGTATTCTGGATATTTGACACCATTATCATCTTTTAGGAATCCGATCAATCGCTCCTTGTAAAAATATGCATCCTTGCGGAGGAGATCTCTCAAGGCTGTGGTTTCTGTATCTGTATTCGCATTCTGATATTCATCAGTGCTTCGGCCTACCGCTTTATTTGTGAGCTTCTCATTGAGGAATACAGCGGCTCTGTAATCCACGAAAGCCACTAGGCAAGGAAGCACATAATCATTCATTAGACGGCTATAATCAGCATCCCAATCATTGTCTTCAATACGCTGAAGCAAAGCTTTATATAAGCATGTGCCAGTCGCTGGCTGGATGTGCATGTCTTGAGTGCGCTTGATGGCCACTCCCAGGATCTTTGTATCTGTATTATTGTGGATCAATCCGAGTTTTTTCAGATTCTCCACTGTGATCATCATATTCATTTATCCTCTTTTTATTACAAGTTGCTGCACCCAAATATGCCTACAGTATGGAGTTGTCACTTGAGTATCTGGATTCGTGTACCAGCCTCCTCGATATGTCCATACATTACGATCCACTCGGCCACTTATTTGATTGATATCCTCTCTGGTATATAGTCGATTCAATCCCAGCAAGCGAAGGCAAAATTCTCGGCTCTTTGTTTTAACTGGAGGAACACCTGGGCGCTCCTTATATGAATACACCACCTCGAATTGAGATACTGGTGCATCGGCTTTCTCCACTAAATTTCGGCCCAGATCAGTCACCTCTCCAGCCTGGTATATCTCCAGAGCTGTGAGCTTGGCAATTGATTCAGCCACTTGTTGAATTGTCGTTTCTGTAGCTCTGGCAATCGCTGTGGAATCCTCTCCTCTGTTAAGCATATCCACCACATTCTTATCATAGTCAGTGAGCTGAATCAGAAGCTCTCCCACAGATGCAAATATCTCATCTGATCTGGTGAATACCTGGTCCGATGGTGTATCCCATTCAATGATTTCCTCCTTGATCACATAGTAATCTGAAGCATTACGGCCATACTCGTTAAATATCTCGAGCTCATCCTTGCTAAATGCATGATCCTGGCCACAGCTTGACATGGTAACTGAAGGAAGGCCCACAATTTTTCTAGCTTGAGCATCATCAATTGATGGGAATGATGCAAGCAATATCTGAAGTGCTGAATCTGGAGTGAGTATTCCAGCTTTTATCTGGGCAACTACCTCCACAAGTGATGCAATCTGTGCTCCATTTAGAGCGCTCTTTGCCACATCCACTGGTGCATCTGTCGGAGCTGTTGCTGAAGGCGCTGAAATCGCAGCGGATGGCTTCACAGCTGATGCTATTGGTGCCACATCCTTGAGCTTTAATGTTGCCATCGCTCCAGATATCTTTGCCATGTAGTTAATCATCCATTCCACTTGCTTCTGGCGAGCATTCACATATGTCATTTTGAAGATCTCGAAGAGATCCGCTGATTCGGCTGCATTGAATGATCCATCCTTGATGATGCCGAATAATGATGGCGAAGTCACTGAATGCGCCACCAGGATATTTTGTTGCACTGATTTCTCTGTCATCAGATAGCGATCACTCAAGTCATTGCCATTGAGAGAGAGCACTGTGGGAGCTGTATCTGTCGAATCACTGAAGGTGATGATAATCTCACCAGCATCCTCCACCGATTGAGTGCGGCCCTTGATTTGTTCCTTGATCTTGCGCTCCTCTTCAGATGTCTCTGGGAATCCGCTCGCTAGGTTTATGAGAGTGCCAGCCTTGAATCCATTCTGTATCTCATACATGTGAAATTTACTGATGTCCACATCTGTCTGAATGGCTGTAATTCCACCACTATATGCTGGCTTTGGATAAATTCCCTTCTCACCTTTGGCTTTTTTAGCTGGCTCTTTATAGTATAGAATGAAGGATCCCACTGGATTGCTCTCATCAAGTGCTGGATATGTTCTAAAATTGGTAGCTTCTGGAGTTTGTTCTCTGGCATTCCAATCATCAGAGACATAATAAATACGCTCATCTTCGCTGATTCTGATGGCATCGATATCGATGTGCTCCCATCTCACCACTCGAGATCCCTCTTTATTCCATGTGCCTATGGCAGCCATTGCTCCGAATACCTCGAAATCAAATACCATGCGCTGCACAATCTCATTCATATCGAAATCGGACCATGGATTCTGCATGAATAAAGTCGCATCTCCAGATGTCACCTCGAGGCCAGATCCAGCGATATAAAAAGTTTTATTCTTTACAATACCCTGGTGCCAGGCTGATCCGTTCAGCATGTCGATGAGAAAAAATGGATAGTCATTCTTGATACCCCATTTCATAAATCCCATCTTTTTATCCTTCATCTCCACTGGCTTCTGGTATTCTTTGGAGAATGAAAGTGTGATCATCTTATCACTCATATATATTGTGAATTATTTCTGTGTCATATTCATTGTTTGCTGATGCAATCTCGTAAACATTAGCCAGGCCTTCCTCACAAAGTGAATGAGCTTGCAATGGATCTAGATTTGTATCAGAATCTTGCTCCCAGATGCGATATGTATAATCACCATTATATGGGAATACCAAATCAACACCATCAGTGATCACGAATTCATCATATCTGGCTATCCCCATTGAGATATTATCCAGGATGCATGTCACTGTCTCAAAGCTTTGTTGATGTGTGAATTCAAACAGCCAGAATGGTGCCGTCAAAGTCTGCAGTTCGCTCACTGTCACAATCAATGTGCTCTGTTGATTCCGCTGTATTTTTAGCATTGCGCTTGATTTTAGGTGATTTCGCTTCAAATATGAATGATAATCCAGCTGATTTATATTCAGCCTCATTGCCTTCAGAGATGTACCATCTCTTTCCATTCATTCTGATTTCTGTGCCAATATATTCTGCCTTGATTTTCATAGGTCTAATTTAATCAAAAAAGGGAAGGGATTATTCCCCTCCCTTAATTATTTTTATTGGTCTAAAATTTAAACAGCTGGAGATTGCTGCTCCAATAGATCAGCATAAACAGATGCCAATACATCTGGCACCTCATTATTCTCAAGTCCAGCCAGCACAATTGTGTGACCGTTACGATCTGATTTCACTACTCCAGATGTGTACTCGTTACCATCATTCACTTGAAGGCCTTCCTCAAGCCCAAGCGCTACAATTGTACCATCAGCTTTCTCCACCAATGCGCACACCTCATTCTGTGCAAGCAAATGGATCTCTGATCGAAGCTCCTTTGTATCTGATGCTAGGATCATTGTCAAAGTTTGCTCATACCATAGTGTACCATTATCCTTGTTTACTTTGATCGGTGCTGTATAGCTTGACAGATTGCTCTTCAATTTATACAAAAATGTTTCACCAGTCACTGTCAATGAAGTGATTTGATTAGCTGTTAATCCGATAGGTAAAGTGATTGCGCTCACTGGGAACAAAAGCACAGATTTAATACCTCCTTTCCCGTTGGTACATGTTCTGTCATTGTATCCAGATGTCATTTCACATAATGCCATGTTGTTTCGTTTTAATTTGTGAAGGGAGCACCCAAAGATGCTCCCATATTTTGTTAATTTTTATTAGTCGTTTCTCCAAACACCGATCTGATCCAAGAATGGAACCTGTACACCAGCACGGAATTTAGAACGGATATAAATTACATCGTCATCTTGAGAATACCACATCTCGTAATTATCGAAATCAGATGATAAGTCAGTTCCGAATACGAAATCTGTAGCTTTACCAGTGAAGATTGCATCTGATCCATTCAATCCTGGAACCTTTACCACTCGCATATCTGTACCTGGCACAATCACCTCGTTCATTGTAGCCACTTGCGCTGGAGAATAATGGAAGAAATTCAAGTCCACCAAATTCTTCATGAGAAAGTTGAATGATTCACGACCAGCAAAACAAATTAAAGATCCACTTTCAGCCACCGCTTCTGGTGTGTTAGTGAAGCACTCATAGAATACGTCATACGCATTGGTCTCATCCATTGCAGCTGTGCCTGATGTATTCAAGTTCACACATCCATTGGCAACAGTCAAGAATTGAATGAATCCATTCATGAATGCCAAGTTACCAGATCCAGTTGATTTGTTTCCTTTCCAGATCAATTTGTCTAGTTCGATTGCATGAAGGCTCAAAAGGTATGAAGTCAATTGTGCTTCGAATGGCAATGATTGATCTTCAGCCATTGCACCTGGGCGAAGTGCCAATTGTGTCCAGAATCCAGCAAGATCCTTTTGACAAAAACGCTTCATGTATCCCAATGTTTCCACAGCGATGTTGCGATCAGTGAAGATAGTATCTCCAGCTGGCTCCATTGAACAGTCACCAGATTGGTAAACGATTGAATCATCAAGCAATTTGATTGCCTCAGATCCTTTGATGCCCTCCTGGATAGAGATGTATCCCAAAGTTTTTGCTTCAGTCACAGAGCGAGTGATCAAATCTTCTCGCTGTTGATCGATGTATGGTGCCAAATCAGCAACATCATAATCGAATTTTGTCGAAATGTATTTTTTTAATGACATTTTGTTATTTGTTTAAATTGTTTTTTAAATGTATTTGTCGAGCTGTGAGAGTGCTCGTAACTCTTGCAAATTTTTCACTCTCTGTCACGTTGTTTGATGGAGCTGATTTGAAGGATTCGAA